TGAGTACGAAACATTCGCTGAAAAGACAGCGTAGGTCTGCGTGTTGTAGATTTTCTTCGGTTTGAAGTCCAGGTATTTCACGCCTGCCCAGAGGAAACCCACAACCGGTGTTCCGTCGGACATAAATTTTATCTGTTGATCCCCGTTTGCATCCCAATACCCCCCTTCAATCGTAATAAGCGAATCAACGACCGTCATGCTCAGCGGAGTAGTCTTGTTCTCATTGCTCACCATTGCGCAATCTGAACCGTTCAATAAGTGAATAATTGCCCCGTCGTGCAGGCGCCAGGTTGTCCTTGCCGGAATAACGATCGTAGAGTCAATATCCCACTGGCCCGGGCCGGAAACAACTATACCACGGCCTGCCGCGTAATCAATAGCTGCTTGTATAGCCGATCGGTCGCTATTCCCGTCCCCGGCGATCGCACCGAACCACACCGGGTTGACTACTGGTAATTGCAGATCAATTATAGTACTGTCGGCCGCCCGTTTCAGGATCAGGCTGTCTATGTGTCTATAACCTGTCCGGACGTAGCCGGCGAGCATGGCAGAGGTGTCTGTATAATGGACAAACCGGGCGTCAGATTCGGATTTCGTGTAGTAATCATTCAGGACTGCGGAAGTAAGAAACTTGCGCCAGCCTATGCTATCTCTCCCGTAAAATGATTGATCAGCAGGACGCCACTTGATCATTCCAGGCGCAATCATAGTGGCGTCTGAATCTGTTGTGTCTTCTCTTGGAAGAAATAAAGCTCCGACTACCCTAACCCCGTTTTTAAATTCATACAACTTGCTCCCCATTGGTATTGGAGGAGCCGTCTGCGAAAATGCCTGTAATCCTGTTAGTATTAATAATATAGAAAGTAAAATCCTCATATTGTTTGAATTCTGATTCGCTCCCCACCATAAAAGGCAGGGATAAATAATATTGTTCCAGTACCGGTTGGAATAATCCGGTTGCCCCCTATCTTGTATTGATAGAACCCTTCACGAAATACCTTTATCCGCTCTCCCGCCAATACAGCATTGAAGTAGTTGGTGTCCCCTGCGGCCGGGAAGCCCGGATCGCCCACTGTAAATTGAATGACCGCCATAAGAAAAAAGGCGGCACTAAGTCCGCCGTTTTGGTTTTAAATAACCTGGAAGCATTCGAAGATACCTGCAGGTGTATCGAAAGGACACGGAGAATCTTGTGACCGCCACTTGGAAGAAACGTTCCATTCTACGTTGTCTTCTAGGTTTTCGGTGATGGGCGCACGCGTATCAATTGTCACGGTTACATCTGAAATGTGGGTCTGGCTGCCAGTCCGGTATATACTATGGTATTGTCCGTTCTTTCTCTTCAGGGTGTTGTAAAAGTTACAATTGCCCTTATAATTGGGATCTCGGTAAGTCAGGGTAAAATCACGTCCGAGTATTGTTTCCACATCGTCGCCGTATCCCTGTCCGGTGATCGGATCAGGAGCATCCAGGGTACCAGTTACTTTTGGAATGATGATGATATCCCCGCTGGCAATGCCTGTTGTCCACAATGTTACATTAGTTGGATTGGCAATGAGGGTTGTATAATATGCATCTGTAACGAAACCCGCAGACCTTACACGGCCCTTCTCGTAGTCGTTACAGTCATCGCACTGATAATCTGGTAATTCGTCTGTATCGCAACCAGGATAATAGATAGCCATGGTTTAATATTTTTTTGAAGTTTTAATCACATTGGCAAAGGCTTATGCAGCCTTTCACATATTTTAACTCTACTCTATATCTGATCGAAAAGAAGATATGTTCCGGTTTCAGATAGTAGTTGATCCCTTGGAACTCTTGACTGAACAAAGACCGGCTGTTGTGATTGGCTGAAACAGGCAGTATATTGAGATAGTTAATACCTGTTGGCTTTTCGCCTGCAGGGAAATTGGAGGCAATCGCGGCCTCCAATACATCAGGAGATATCTCTACCCTTCTGCGGTCAGCCATCACCACAAGATCAAGATCATAGTTCTGTTGAAAGGATGTGTACCCGTCGCCATAACTTTGATTCTTATCCTGCGTGTAGGAAGAACTGACGATCCGATGGTAAATGCCCATTTCCTCAATGTCATCGAACGTCAGGTATTTGGCCTCTCCGCTGGTAAGAATAATAGCAGGAATAAACTCATAACTGTTATCCTTTTTCCTGGCAATTGGGTAGGCGATTCCACTAAATGAAGTAGTAGGGAACGCTGTTAACTTGACTTTCAGCGCCTCATTAATATCAGATACTATGTCACCCAAAAAGGCCATTCAGATAATCGTTTATTGTTGTTTCGGCCAAGTGGATTTCAAAACCAGACAAGGCGTATACTCCGGGTTTCATCTCCTCCAACCATGTTGCTTTCTGCAAGTTCCACTGGTTATTGAAGCCTAAACCGAAATCATTACCATCTGCAACCGGCACAAAATCTTGTTCCATTTGTCGAGTAAGGGAGTATATCATCTTTCGAGAATCGGTCCTGTTGTGGCGCTCCCTTTCACGCATATAACTGTTGCCATAAGTACCTATTGGGGTTCCTTCAGAGGTAAGCCCTCGTACATGTATTCGGTGCCTTACCTCACCCGCAAGGAATAAAACAACAGGGCGCATGTACTCCGCCGGCTGTTCTTTCAGCCGCTTCAAATCCAGTATCAGTTTCTGTACATTTTCAGCCATTACATTGCGCTTTCCCTGAAATGAATGTCCCCGTTCTGTTGAAGAGGGCAATCCGTTTCATTTGATAAACAATCAGAATCCTCTACGTCTATTCCTTGGACAGCATATTTCAACTCCTTTTCGTATTGCACCAGGTAGTAGTCGGCCAGTTCCCGGGCTTCGCCTTTATCTATTGTGGTATACCGGTTAACCCTGTTGGAGAAATAGTTTTCAATCATCAGCTCATGCCCAAGTAAATACCACAAAGAAGTTGCGAGAAGGTCTTTGTTTTCGCATGCAATACATTCAACGGTCGCTCGTTCGTTAATCTGGTAGCACTTATTCAGTTCTGCCATGAACGAGGTCCGGAACCGGAGTAAAGCGCGCTTTTCTACCTCATCCCACAATCCTTTGTAGGTCTTTTGCTCGGTGTCTGCGATCTTATCCATCCTCTCCAACGTGATCCCCGGAAGCGAGTTTATGTATAACCCGCTTTCCGGTTCACTTGAATGGCAACCTTGTAACCCAATAAATCCGGTGAAGCAATCCAAGATAGGCATGATCAGGTATTAGTGATGGTGTAACGGAGGGTGCCGTTGTTCCCGCTCAGACGGTCAGTACCGCAGTCGCTGTAGATAGCCTCGTTCTGGTAAGCATCAGACGGAATGTTAAACAAGCCGTATGTCTTAGACAGAATCAGCGCATATCCGCGGTTGATCGGTACAGTACCATCGCATTCGCTTTCTATGTCCTGGGGACAGTCGAAATACTTCAGCTGTGCGTCCACCACCAGGGCATCATAACCGCCGTTACAGTTGGGACAAAGAACCGGCAGAGGCAGGGTAAAGAATTGAGATACACCCTTATCACCTGCACGGAACCCTTCATACCGTACGATATCAATCATGCCCACAGAGCCCTGGGAGAATACACCAACTTGGTTAGTGCCCCAGGCCGCCTTTGAATACAAGTCGTGATAGAAACGGAAGCCAGTAAAGCGGGACATGTCAACACCGCCAGCGTTACAGCAGGAAACGAGCTGCTGAATATTGAAGTTGTTGAAAATACCGCTACCAACAATATCAATCTGACCACAAAACTCGTTCTCAGAAGCATCGGCCAATATCTTCGTGATGCCCGTGCTCAGGTCGTACTGAGTGGCGTCCTTCGGAATGTTTACCGTCTGAGCTGAGTTTGTTCCCGTAACCACATTCACACCGAACTTTATCGCCTGCAGGGTCAGCAGATCCTGGTTGATACCACCTACAAGACCGTTGACAGAGTTCATCACATCGCCCATGAACTCGTTCATCAGCGGTGTGGCCGGCTGACCTACCATCACGGTGCGAGAAGCGTCAGCGCAATACTTCGCCATTGTCTCGTCATCGATGAAAAAGGCTACTTTCCGGAAGTTGGTGGTGGCCAGGGCGGCTTCCAGCCAGGCCGGGATGTAGTTGATGTTACAGTTATCCTCAGTATCGGTTTGAGAAGGCACGACACGCTTTTTGTACTTATATCGTACGTCTCTTTGGTGTCCGTTGCCATCGCTCAGAGTGAGTAATTGGAGGGATGGTTTATCTTCAAGCAGTTTCTGAAGAAATCCGGCGGGAGTCACTTTAAATGCCGGAGTGTTACACTGCGCTATGTCACTTAGCTGCGCAAGTATGCTGGGGCAAAAGCCGTTTGCCATTGTATTAATAATTAAGAAGGTTTACTTCCTCTTAACTACCGGTATTTGCAAAGGCTGCTTTGGCTTGTTCTATCTTTGAAAGTAAAGCATTATTAGCCGGAGCGCCATTGGGGACGGTAGTAGTAGGATTGCCATTGATAGGCGGTGTCCCGGATGGACCGGCAGGAGTCTTGTTAACCTTTATGATCTTCGCGCCGGAAAGAACCTTGTCGCGAAACTCACGGTAGTTGACAAGCTTGTTATCTTGGTAGAAGTCTAGCGCCTCATCTGAGGCCTGTACGAGAGTTAGCGTGCCATTTCTGTTAACGACCTTGGCACCTTGGGCCGTAAGTTCTTTATTCAAACGCTGTTCCGCAAGCGTCAGCATTGTTTCCCGGTCAAATTGATCTTCGGCCAGGTCTACTTCTGACAATGAGTTACGGAACAGTGTGGTAGTTATTTCGTTCTGGGCCTCCTGACGAATCTGCTTAATCTGATCGTCATACTGTTTTATCAGCTGGGCCTTTTCTTGGTTTAGCTTGTTGATTTGCTCTTGCAGTTGTGCTTTGTCCGTCTTGCCCGCTGCCCCTTTCTGCGCTTCCAGGTCACGAATCTTCTTCGCAATGGCCGGAATGCGTTCGTATGTATTTTCGATGCCTGTGATCTCCTGACGGCTGGCGTCATCAAACTCAAACTCATCAAATAGGGAAAGGATGTTTTTATCAACACCATCAAGAATTGAACTACGGAAGTGCTTTTTAAGTGCTGGGTTGTTCTTGGCTGAATCCTCAGTCATAAGACGAGTGTTCAGGGCATCGTTCAGTTCATCAGGTATTTCCAGGTTCGCACTGAGAATGTCAGTGAACTCCGGACTTTCGGTGTTGTAACCCGCTTTCTTAGCGAGATTGTTTAAAAGTGTCCCTATTTTAACAGGCATAAATGTTTGTTTGATCAGAAATTATCGGCCTCCGCAGCCTTTGCATCCACCGCCCTTAGGCTTTGGCATCTTTGGTTTATTGACCTTCGCCATTGTTTTCAGTTTTAGGTTTACGTCCGGGCTTACCGGGCTCTTTTGACGGTTCACTATTTTGTGATTCCAGCAGTTGAGTAATCATTGCCTGTTGCTGCCTGATTTGCTCCTGTTGCTGCTGCATCTGTTTTTTCAGATCGTCCAGGTCAGCCGTATTTACTTGTGTAGGAGCAATGATCGGTGACATCTTTGCTGTAGGCTCAGAGTCCTTTCGCCACTCTGCCACCTCCTCTTCGGTCGCTGGTATCCAGGTCACAGTCTCCTTTGCAGCGTTCTGACTACCCGCCACCTTGGCGTTATATTTCGTCCAGAATTGCCTGGTTTTGTTGCTCCGAGGAACAAATGAAACCCGACCATCCTGTATCAACTTGTCAAATAATTCAGCCATGTAAATAACTTTCATATCAAAAATAGATATTTTCTATATCTACTAGTGCTCACTATTGTTTTTATCTATATATTTGCTATAAAGTATATCATGGACAAAGAAAACAAACGGGGTAAAACCTGGCTACTGACAAAGATTCCGGAGGATATAATCACAATTGTCAGGGAGCATCAGGCTAAGAAAATGAAGGAGTGTAACTGTCAGTATGGGGTCGGCCAAGCTATCTACAATCTGCTCAGGAAGGCCTATGGGCAAGAAAAATAGTATCATTGTGGGATGGACCAAACACCCATACATCCATGCCCACTTTGCGAACGGCCTTTAGAGGAGCCATTTAAAGGGCTTCTGTCATGCTATCATTGCATGATAAATGTTGATCCGGATACCGGGGATACAAAAAGAATTAGGCCGCCTAAAAGCATTATTGGGAAAATAACGGATAAATTAAAGTCGTTTCTATGGATGTAAAATTCAATTCAACCAAACCATTGGGGCATAAATCATATGGAAGTATCCCGCACCTGCCCGGTAGCCGTTTAGGCATTGGGGATCATCATTGCCATGTAGGTCAGGCAAAAATCGCAACGGAAAGGGTAAGAGATAGGCATGACATTGTGATTATTCAGGAAAAGCTAGATGGGTCAAACGTGGGGGTGGCAAAGATAAACGGAGAAATAATTGCCCTTACCCGTTCTGGTTATCTGGCGACTACTTCCCCCTACATCCAGCACCACTACTTTTCAATGTGGGTTGATCAGAATAGGACCCGGTTTGATGAGGTATTAAAGGACGGTGAGCGCATTTGCGGGGAGTGGCTGGCGCAAGCACACGGGACCCGGTATAATTTGCGGCATGAGCCTTTTGTCGCGTTTGATTTAATGTCCGGTAATGCTCGATATATTCACAAGGCATTTTACGATCGCATTTCCGGGTATTTTAAGTTGCCGCACTGTGTCCACTATGGCGGCCCATTGAGCGTTGAACAAGCTATTAACAGATTGGATGATTTTGGAATGCATGGAGCACTTGATCCTGTGGAGGGGGTTATATACCGAGTTGAACATAAGGGGGAAGTCGATTTCCTGACGAAATACGTGCGCCACGATAAGCAAGATGGTAAATACCTGCCGGAACAAAATGGAACCGGGAAACCTATTTGGAATGTCGATGTTTCACAATTTATCAATATTAGATGATAGTAGCATCCGAACTCAGACAGGGTAATATTATCGAAACAGTAGATGGTATTAGACAAGTTACTGGCGTGTTGGGAGAGGTTATATATTGGGGTGGTGAAATGGAGTTTTGCGCCTCATTTCGATGTGAACCGGTTCCCCTCACCGAAGAATGGCTGCTTAAGTTGGGTTTTTCAAGAAGTCCTCTCCCGTTTTCAGAAGGAGTATACGAAGGGCCGATTATAGATAATCGCGTAGAGTATAATGCCGGGTCGTTCATGTATTGTTTATGGACTCAGCGTTTGAGAAATATTGAACATGTCCACCAACTCCAGAACCTTTATTACGCCCTTACCGGCGAAGAGCTGAAAATAAAATAACTATGATAATGAATTACAATGACAGGGTGCGAGCCAATGCTGAAAAGCTTGCTAGAATTAATGTGGCCGAAATGGCCCAGATGGCAAAATATCAAGGGATTACATCTACATTAGGTGGAGATTATGATAATTGGACTGAAAATGCAAAAAAGTCAGCAGTAGGCGCTCATATTAATAGAGCAAAGGCGGCAGTTGCCGAACAAGCTGAAGCGATTCGCCATTTTGGTTTAACATATGACAACAAAATAGATGTAGAAAAATTTCTGTTAGATAATGGATATACTGAAGTTCCATAATACCATTATGCCACTTCCTTAAATTTATCCCTAAGCGCCTGAGGAACCGCGTTATCCGGCACAGGGAAAATAGAGTGCTGGCAATTCCACCCGCCTGCATAGGTCATGAAGTTACTACTGTTTGTTCCCTTGATAAATCCTTCCGGCAAATCTGTCTTTGGGTTCAGCTTACACTCTCTTTCTTGGAATTCTGGGAATTCCCCCTTGATTAATTTTGGTATTTCGCTTCTATGAAAATACCGTTTCTCTGTCATTGCATGGCAGAAACAACGGGTGGTAGTAATGGTTGAGCCAACATACTGATACCAGCGGAAATTAAGACCCTCAGACACTGTTTGGGTGTAATTCCTGGAATATTGAGCGATTGACGTGATGACATTTGTCTTTATTTCTTGGCCGAAAATCCCAGGAGTCGCTGCATTGCTTACAACGCGACCCACTAAGGTGCCGGCCAATGCTCCATAACTCCCCCCGGTTGTGATATTCTGAAGTAGTATCTTCTTGATGCTATTTATAGAACTGGATAATCCCACCTCTGTAAGTGCATCCAATGTTGTGGTTACAGCATACTCCCGGATCGCCTGTAGTAATGGAGTGGGCTTGAACTTCTCCTGAATGAGCTTAAAGTACTGATTTTGTAGCTTTGTAATCTCATTGAACGCTTCCAGGTAATCTTTTACATCTTTCTTGTACCCATCATCTATAATGATCTTCAACAGTCTTCGGCTAATATTCCCTACCAAACGTAGGTTTTTTACCGATTGAAGAATCTTATCTCCTTTCGTGTCCAACTCCTTTAATATTACTTGTAGTTCCTTCCAGATACGTTGTTCGATATCAGGCAGTTTATTATTGAACTTCTCTGCGGAAGATTCGATAATATCTGATATTTGCTTCATTATTTGCGCCGGTGTTGCCATATTCTTATGCTTCTACCTCCTCGATTACTTCCTCTCCCTCCTCGGGTGCCATGTCGGTTAAAATGGACTGCTTCGTAGAGTTGGCGTTAATTACCTCCTCTGCGTATCCAATAATTATACCCTTCCTTTCCGCCATCGTAATAGATCCGAAGTTTTTGTTTTCTGCCATAGCCCTGCGCACAAATTGCTGTATGTTTGAGCTGATCACATAGTCAAGCTGGGTAATGCCATTATTATTGAGTCTTACCATTTTATCGTCCTCTGTTATATTGGGGAACGGGTCAAGCTCAAAGACCGTTTCCAGCTCGTCTTTTACCTGGTGGTCATTGTAGAACTTTTTAGCCGCGTATTCCAGCTGCATCTGGTTCAGTATAACCGGACTAAGCTTATTCTGATTTGCTTTAGCCAGGTCATCCAGCAGAAGGGCAGATGAAAGCAGGTCAAACTTTTCTGGAACGGGGATAGCTGGAAGCATTTTTCTGCGCTCATCTTTATTTGGAACTACATCCTTATAACGATATTCGTTTATAACAAAATATGTCCAATCCATAACGTCCACTATGTCTTCTGCTACAGAATGCACAAAGTTGTTGGTTTCTTCTCCATCATACGCCTTTGCCACTCCACTTTCAGCAAGAGGCGTCTTAGAAAGAAACTCCATATTAACGGCAGAAAGGGCGCCATATAACTGCTTATCTACCTGCCCGTCTATCCTATCCACCATTAAAGCAACGTCTGTCTTCTGGATGTAACCAGCTGGCGGAGTGGGAATAGGCGCCGCGCCTTCAACATTGTTAACAGGCCTTAGGACAATGTTAGAATAGGGAGAGGTGTTAACATAGCCCACCCCCCTACATTGGGTACATTCACATTTTTTATCATTTACAAATTCAATCCCTTTCCCTTTACAGTGCCGGCATTCAGTTTGGCTATATATCCATTTGTCCGAATGCACATGTTGTACAATCTCAGCCTGCAGGTCGCTGTATATCCTGGCTGCTTCATCCAGTCGGGGAACCATGGCTTGAATGCGAGATTCATACAGGAAGATATTATCAAGCGCCTTGTAAAACACCCCTCCAAGCCTGCGAACAGGAGCAAAGCCTAAATTATGCGGCCGCTTCCACTCTTCTTGCATCTTATAACCCAGATCATACTGAACCCATCGGTGTATATTCTGCCGGTCAATGATATATATTATCAGCCCGTTAGTATAAGTTCGGCCATCAACAGTATATGTGTGGGAGTCGGCAGATAACAGTACTGCGTAATCATCCATAGCGAAGTCCAGCACCTGATCTGAATGGAAAATATATGAGTACGGTCGTAGAAACTCCGCGTCCGCGACATCCCATTCCAGGGGCCAAATAGCCTCTACTGCGTTGGCGTCGATCTGAAGCGCCTTTAACAGGACCGAAAAGGCCCAATTAGTGACACTTCTAAAGTAAGGATAGCGTTCTTCGCAATATGCCTGCAACGTTTCATCCTCCCGCCCAGACACGAGCGCGGGGATGGTATTAGGGTCGTAATTTATAGACCAATCCTGGGAACGGCGGATCTTGGAAAGAGAGGTGATTACCTTTCCGACAGTTGGCTTTGTAATCGGAACGTATATCTTTTTCCGGTACTCCTTTATCCTGTCGCTCTCTGACGGGCGCCGCTCTTCTATTATATCCTCTGGCACTTCTCCATTGGCATGAACACGCAAGGCCTTATAAAGCTCTACAGCTTCATCATAAGCCTTGTATTTTATTTGCTTACTGGCATATTGTTCTATCAGATCACGCGTTACATTGATAGGCATCTTAATACTTTGATCTTTCTGGTATGTAACTTCTCTTGTCCCGCACCTGATACGGCTGGTTTATGCCCATAACTTTAGCGTAGTGAGCGGTCAGGTTATTATAGTGAGCTTTAGCATATTCAGGCGTTACATTACCCCCTATGCTATAGCCATAGAATAATTTTGAAAGCTGATAGGGCTGCAGGTGCCTGTGCTTCCTGTCCCTGAAGTGCCAGTAAATAGGCAGCCAGTTATCCTTATGGGGCACTATCCCGGTTTGAAGGCTGGCGATTATAAAGGCTAGCTCATCTGGCATTGCCGATCCGGAGAAGGTCTTTGTTCCCGGTTTTGGCTTGTCAAAGGCTTTCTGAACCCGTTTGAAATAATCCTTTGCCCTGGCTGTCTTTTCGAAGTAGACCAGTTCAGAGTAGAATATATACATTGGGTTCTCCCCTCCTACCATCTGCCTGAGCTCCAATGGATCAGCCCAATAACAGTAATCCTTTGGGCCTTCGTTCATGATGGTAAAGTCCAACCCTTCCAATTCTTGGAATAGTTTACTTACAGGCCGGTCGCACATCCAGACCATGTCCACGTCAAGAAATAACGTCCTTTCGAACGGGGAAAGGTCGTACATTCTTGTTTTAGGCTTTATGTAGTCTGGCTGGCCCTTGGTGTGCCATGAGCTATCTGCAGGGACAGCTTCGGAACTGAATAGCCGCTGTTCGTTTTCAGGAAGCCCGTAAAGGCCCCCGTCATGAACAAGATGGATATTTACTCCCTTGTCGGAAGCCCTCAAAGAAGCGGCCAGATTAACCGCCATTTTCAGGTAGTTCATATGCCCCATTGCTATTAAAAGTACTCCTGTCATATTTCAATTATTGCTATTCGTTCACCCGCATAACCAGCAGGGACAAATGTTATTACACCGGTTGCTGAATCAAGATCATATGTATTGCCTCCGGTTGTGTATTGAATAAGCCCTTCCCTGAACACTTCTATCTGAAGATTAGAAAGCCCTATCAGGTTATCGTCCTGGTGCTCGGTCTGGCCTTCAGTAAGCGTAAACTCATCGCTGTACTTATCAGGACAGCTAGGCGTTACTCCTCCGCCTTCGCATTCATCTATTATTTCTACGCCACACTCAAATCCGCAGTTGTTGTTGGAATAACTTTGAGTGTAGTCATAAATAGTGAACTCACCTGTATTAAGGACGGTATTTATATTTTCATCAGGCCTATTTATGGTGTATTCTCCTTCCTGGCTCATTCGCTGATTGACATTGGCAAATGTGTTTCCTACCGTTACCACATCGTGTTTTAATGCCACTACAAGCCTCTCATGCTGCAGATCACTTAGGTATCCTACCGTTCCCTGCCATGTTTTGTCTATCTGGGTTGATGTTCGCTTCCTAACTTGGTTAGATTGGCGAAATACGTTCTCCTCAATTTGGAATGCAGGGTTTCGGAGATAAAAAGGTAATCGTATCTCATTTTCTGTTATGCGCGTAGTACCGTTGTCATCATAGGTTACATACTTGAAATCATACCCGTTTTCCTCATTATAGTATGTAATGACTGAGGTGAAACATTCCTTCGTTTCCCTGTAGAATATATTACTACAGGCAAGTGCGTCGCCGCCAGAGTTTAGTATGCAGTACCGGAAACATTCACCCGATCCGACTATACCGCTCATGTCTGTTTCGGGAAAGTTTACGTACCCATATCCGAAGTAAACGTTCAGGCCAATATTTTTAGCAAGTCCTACCCCGTTGTAAAAGACTATTATGCCGCTGATTGTTGGGACTTCGCAACAGTCTATAAAGTCAAAGCTGGGTAATGCAAACTCATAATATTGAGATATTAGGTCGAAGAACTCCTGCTTTGTATACGTTCCTTCCGGAAGTTGAGGCTGTCCAGGCGCGGGAGAATAATTACCGACAGCTAACGGGAAATCATCATCTGAAAGGGCGTGACCGTTAGTATCTATAAATTTATAATGCTTACAGGTTTCAATTACTTCATATTCGGGGTCATATATTGTTTCACATTCTTCTGAACAAACCGCTGCATAGAATGTGGTGCCCGATAATATCAGCTCATCCTCCACTTTTATCTGGAACTTGACCCCGAAATTATCTATCACAGGCAGAGCTGCTTGCTTGGTACTCCCTGAACAATCAGTTGGATCTGTATTGAAATCAACAAATGAGTTATATGGTGATCTGATCGGCATTCTATTGTTTTTCTAATGTCCAGGACTGCCCTGCAGCCTTAACAATGTCGGCATCATCTATGCCCGTTATATTGTATATAACAACCTTAGTTATGTATCCATATCCTTGGCCCGCAGTAATTGTTACACTCTGCTGGGAAACGGTGGTTTGTCCAGCATTGAAGTTTAGTGTATTAGTGGGACTCGCCAACGGACTGCCTGGAAACGCTCTACATGCTTCAAGTGGAATAGTGGTATTAACTACACATTGTCCCCATTGGAAACTGATATTTCCTGGCGCTGGCACATCTCCGACACTATGGGCGGTTAGGATCAAGTGGTTATTACTTCCAAAGCTGGTCAGCTGAGCCGAAAGCTCAATCTTAAAGGCCGGTGCCGGCATTTCAAACGTGCCATAAGCATAATTTTGCCCCACCTCACTTTCGGAGCAATAGGGGATGATCATTACACTCCATTCCCCAGGCGCTATACCCGACACCGTGAACGGATGGGTGGTAGTGGTCCCTGAAAAACCAGTTCCGGCCCCCGGAGTATTTCCTTGTGTAACTATATATGCCCATAAAGTAGCCCCGGGATTGCCTTCTGTGAAGTCTATCTCGGCTGTTTTGTTAGTGAAATTATAGCTGTCCATCGTCACCGAACCCGGAGTAACGGTCGCTTCACAGGCTTCAGGCGGCTCAACGGCAGGTAACTGAGTAGTATTTTTAGGAATTGCAGTTATTGTTGCCATTCCTTCTTCAGGACGGTAGCTGATATTCTTTATCCAGCCGTAAATATCATTCCCATTACACTTAACAAGTATGGACTTAAACTTTAAGGTGGGCTCATCCTTTATCCGCTTGAATAGGTTGTAGTTCAGCGGATGATCAAAGGTTATTAACTCAGGAAAGGTTATCGGCTTTGCATTGTCCTGGTCATCAAAGTTGCCTATTGAAATGGATGCGTTCTCCGCTATCGGCTGACCTTCGATATTACAATCGTTTAGGCCGAATTTTGCTACATAGTTGGCTTTGCCCTCTGTAAAGATCAGCTTACTATCGCTTTGAAGCTGCCGCAGGCCTTGCATAATGTAGTTAAACCAGCGCATGGCATTACGGATAGGTGAAATGCGGCCATTGTAGCAGGTATCTGGATCGTTAACATTCTCTACACCGTAGGCGACATCAGCAAACGTCTCTACCGAATATTCAGCGGGTAGCCCTTCATCTTTCAAGCATATGCCAAATAGATCATTATCATATTGCCAGTCATCTGTGCCGGTATCGAGGCGACGGGTTATTTCCCACGTATAGGGAGCTGAAATAATATCGCTCATCGCTTCAAGCTCTTGACTAATTGCATTTATATTGAGTCTAAAACGGCGATCAGTCATCAGCTCATCCAGGCCAGAATATTGCTCAGCGGTCCATTTATTGTATCCTACATGCAAACGGTTGAACAGCCTTTTAGTGTCTACCGACCGGCGCACCTTGGGAGCATCGCTGAAAATAATTCCTACCTGATCTTGATAGAAATAGCGCCAATCTTCAAAACGAAGAACATTAAACCCCTCTCTATTCTTATCTGGCTCTATCGTTAACCCTATGTTCCAGATAGCGTTGTGATCGTCAAAAAGCTGTTTAAGGCTAACAAAGCAGCCGGGCTGCGTGCCGTCTGTAAGAAGCCGGCGACGAACATTTAACCCGCTGCTGATAGCGTACAGGCCCGCGCACGTCTGATTCAGTATAGCATAAGGCTGTGAATCAACTCGCCCAAAAGTTTCAGAATAGAACCGG